ACCCAAAGACAGTAAGCCTATCGGCAAAGACACACCCATAGAAGTTATACAGTATCTACAATCAAGAAACTTATACTTGGAAGATTATAACTTTCATTGGTCACCAGAATTAAAAGACAGAATCATTGTTCCGTTCTATCACAAAAAAGAAATAGTAGGATACACTGCACGTAAGATCAAAGATGGTAATCCAAAATATCTAAGTGATCAACAACCTGGATATGTATTCAATATTGATGCACAACATTATACTCGTGTGCTTACTATTGTTGTAGAAGGTCCTTTTGATGCAATAGCAGTAGAAGGCTGTGCATTACTGGGTAGCGAAATCAAAGATCAACAGGCCATGCTCCTCAATAGTTTAAATACAAATAAGATAGTTGTGCCTGATAGAGACGAAGCAGGTGCTAAACTTGTAGACCAAGCAATAGAACTTGGCTGGAGTGTTAGTATGCCCGAATGGGGTAACAACATAAACGATGTGAATGATGCTGTAAATGAATATGGCAAAATGTACACATTGTATTCAATTGTGTCAGCAAGTGAAAAGAACGAATTAAAAATTAAACTACGGAGCAAAAAATGGTTTGGTTAAAAACATTGTGGGATAAGATCACTAAACCGATTAGTGATTGGAATGATAAGCGTAGAATGAAAAAGCGGATTGAAGAACTTAAGAAACGTGATCCTTTCATTTACAAATGAGAATGCCTGGAGATAAAACTATGATCATATGGGGTATGGTTGGAAACAGCCACGATGCAAGTTTGGCTGTGTTCAGAAAGACAGAGAACAAGTTAGAATTATTATGGGCGGCATTGAGCAAAGACTTCAGTAACGTAGATAATGATCCGCATTTCAATTGGACTATAATTGAAGTTGCAAGAAAGAACTTTGGTGACCCAGACCAAGTTGTATGGTATGAGAATCCATTTACAAAAAGTCTTAGACAGTTATGGGCTGGACAAGGTTTCTTGTTTAAAGAAAATAATATTAAAGCATACTTGAAGCAGTGGAACATTGATGTTCCTATTAAGTATGTACCACATCACTTATCACATGCGGCATATGGATATTACACAAGCGGTTGGAATCACGGTAACGTAATATGTATTGACAGCATTGGAGAGTTTGAAACACTGACAATGTGGAGAGGTGATGGAGATACATTAACAAAAATTAGTAGTCAAAGTTATCCTAACAGTTTAGGACTTTGGTATAGTGCAATGACACAACGTTTAGGTTATACACCTAACAAGCAAGAAGCAGTTATTAGTACGTTAGCAAAGTCAGGTAACCCATACAAGTACAAGCAAAAACTGTATGACGATTTCTTTGAAGTAACATATGATCCATTATGTAAAATTAAATTTAAAGAGAACTGCCATAGAGGATTAAGATGGTATGCTCCTGAGATTAAGGACATTGACAACCTTGCGGCAAGTGTACAACATGTGTTTGAAGACCTGTGTATGAAACTTACTACAAGCATACAATACAATAACCCAAGTACCAATCTTGCTGTAACAGGAGGTTGTGCTTTGAACAGAGGCGCAATGGACAAGATTAGAAAGAACTGGAGAGGCTTTTGGATACCAACCAATCCAGGTGATCCAGGAAGTTGTATCGGAGCAGTATTGGCTTTGGAGAAGAAACACATTGACTTTGATGAAGAAATATGGTATAATAATAAGACAAAAAAAGGATTAGCGAATGAATAAAGAATATGGTTATGATGTACAAAAGGTATATCTGCAAATGATGTTGAGCGATGCACAATCGTTTGTGCGTTGTCAGACTATCTTTGACCATAGTTTATTTGATCGTAAACTGCAAGACGCGGCAGAGTTTATGAATGCGTATGTTACAGAACACAATGCATTGCCTACAGAAGAAATGGTTAATGCAACCTGTCAAACTGATCTTAAGGTTCCTGAAGGACTTAGAGAAGAACACTATGATTGGTTACTGCAAGAGTTTGAAACGTTTACAAGACACAAAAGACTTGAGAGAGCAATACTTGAAAGTGCTGAACTACTTGAAAAAGGTGAGTATGGTCCTGTAGAAGACAAGGTCAAGAACGCAATACAGGTAGGACTACAAAAGGACTTAGGTATTAATTACTTTGAAGATCCTAAAGGTAGACTTATGGGATTGAAAGACAACAATGGACAAGTAAGCACAGGCTGGACAACACTTGATAGAAAACTATTCGGTGGCTTTAACAAAGGTGAACTGAATATCTTTGCAGGTGGATCGGGTGCAGGTAAGAGTTTGTTCTTGGCAAACTTAGGTGTGAACTGGGCATTGAACGGCATGAACGTTTGTTATCTAACTTTTGAGTTGAGTGAGGCATTGGTAGCAATGCGTGTTGACAGTATGTTTACAGACATTCCAACAAAAGAAATATTTAAGGATCTTGATGGAGTTGAAATGAAAGTCAAGATGATTGGCAAGAAGGCTGGAGCATTCCAAGTCAAGTATATGCCAAGTGGTAAGAACGCAAACGATATTAGAAGTTATTTGAAAGAGTATGAAATTAAAACAGGACGTAAGATTGATGTACTGTTAGTTGACTACTTAGACTTGATGATGCCTATGAGTAGAAAAGTATCGCCAAGTGATTTGTTTATTAAAGATAAGTTTGTGAGTGAGGAACTGCGTAACCTTGCAATGGAATTAGGTTGTGTGTTTGTAACTGCGGCACAGTTGAACAGAGGTGCAGTAGAAGAAATAGAATTTGATCACTCGCATATCAGTGGTGGCTTGAGTAAGATTCAAACTGCTGATAACGTGATAGGTATCTTTACAAGTAGAGCAATGCGTGAACGTGGTAGATATCAAATACAGTTAATGAAGACAAGGTCAAGTAGTGGAGTAGGTGCTAAGATTGATCTTGAGTTTGACATAGACAGTTTGCGTATTAGAGATTGTGATGAAGATGAAGACACAAACAACTATGCAAGTAGCACAGGCAGTTCAGTACTAAAAGGTTTACAAAGAACAACTGACACATCGGAACCACCAGAGCCAGATGCAGGTGAAGCAGTTAAGAAAGTAAGAGCAGATACAGATAGTACTAAACTAAGACAGTTCATTGGAAACCTTGGCAGTGAGTAGTGTTACAGTAATAGATGATGTCTTTCCTCAGTGGCTACTAACAACTATACAACAGAGTATATCAAACTGTAAGCAATGGGAATATGGTAGAGTAAAAAGTGCATACGGTGATGAGTATGAGAACTATTACAACTGTGTGCTTTGGCACAAGAACTATCCTGAGATGGAAGACCCCTTAAAAGGATTAAGCAATACCATAGCAAGTTGCTTTGCACTTGAACTATTACCCAACGGTCCTAAACAACTTGAAGTACTGAGAATGAATGGTACTACACCCGCAAGTGAACAATACCCACATCGTGATTGCGATATGATCGCAGATGACACAGAACGATTGAAGAGTATTGTATGGTGGCCTTTTGGCAGTAGCGGAGATCTTCGCTTCTGGGAACATCAAGTTGACATAGTCAATCCTTCACAGGTTGTGGAGTACAAACCCAATCGTGCTGTGATGTTTGATTCAAGCATTCCGCATGCCGGTAATCCACCACAAGATTGGCCCATGCGTGTTAGTATTAACAGTGTTTGGAAATTATAAAAACAGTCTTTATTAATTATCGTGGCTAAAAATTGCCATGTATTTAAGACGTCTTAAGACTATGAAAATCACCCCTATATGGCTCTTAAATGTCGACTTAGTACAATTCGCTGTACATTGTAGCTCTTTAGTCTTTTTACACGAGCAACAGCGTTTTAACCAGGTTTAACACACCTATTATAGTAGCAGTTTAAATACACATATGCAAGACTTTATTAAAACATGGGACAACGAACTTGATACAGAATACTGTCAAACTGTGATTGATTATTACAATCAACAACAGGGTACACGTATACTGAATCGCCAAACTGCAAATGAGTCAGCACCAAAAATGAACAAAGACGGTGCCATGCTCTATGACGAAGGGGAGACTGGTACGTTTGCCCTCAGCATGAATAAACTACTACAACCCTACTATGATTGCATACACAGATGTGTAGATGATTATGTCAGTGAGTTTGGTATATTTGAAAACGTTAATCCCATACAGTTGAGTCACAGCATTAAAATACAGCATACTCGTCCCAGTGAAGGATATCACGTATGGCACTGTGAACATGCAAGTAGAGACACAGGACAGCGTGCCATACTTGCAATGGTTTACTTAAACACCGTTGAACAAGGAGGTGAAACTGAATTCTTATATCAGAGCCGTAGGATTGATGCCCGAGCTGGGCGAGTTATGTTTTGCCCCGCAGGTTATACGCACACCCACAGAGGTAATCCCCCACTGAGTGGAGACAAGTACTGCGTAACTACTTGGCTTGAGTTTACACACTAACCGATAGAACGCCAAGGCGTAGGTCTGTCTTTGCCCTGTTCCCAAACAAGTTCCCCTGTTTCAATCACAGTGCCAGTCATAAACCCTCCACCTCCGTTACTTGGTACGTAACGACAAGGCTTAACGAGTTTGCCCTTGTAGGTCTTAGGTATATGAATACTTGAGATCCCACGTTGTTTTATTCCTGCCATAAATCCCCTTTTTTAAGAAGTATTTATGATCTTGTGTACGCAGTTGAGCTTCTTACCTGTTGACCTCACATGTTTTAAAAGGGTCTTTGTTACTTCACTAAGACGTGCTCTCGAACACTGTTTACAGTTGTATTTAAAAGGCCATGTGGGATTAGTGTATTAAAAGGCTTCTTTTTGGTGTATTTGATCTAAACTATTTGCAGGTCTCTGGAGCAAACACACAACCCAGTGTGCGTCCTATTGCTTCCCAGTCTGTGGGTCCACTTGTGTCTGGTTCTTGCTGTGTAGGAACACTTGTAGCATCGTTGTTGTTGATGGCTTCATCAATGGTCACCATAGGTGGTTGCGAACAACCTTGTACTGCAAGTACCACAAGTACCATAGCAAGTAATAACCATATTTGAACATCTTGTTTCATCGTACTGTAGTTATCCCGCGAAGCGGTAAAGCGCCAGATTATAGCCGCAGAGCGGTACGCGGTTTTTTAAGAACGTGCGAAGCACAGCGGTAGCAAAGATCGGTAAGCACATTTTGACCTCTTGGCTGTTAATTGTATTAACTGTAGTTACTGTATCTCGCACTGTATGACCCGTCTGTAGTTCCACGCAGACAACAAGTGTATAGAGGTGAGTTCAACACAAGCAAACTAAACACTGCATCTCGTTCGCTCTCAAACACAAGTGTACAGTGATCAAGTTGCGTAGTGTATATCTTATGCTCGAGCAGTAGTTGTGTACCTGCACAGTGCGTATGACTGTCCATAATGATAAAGTCCAGTTGTCGTTGACTTCTTGAGTAATCAAGTTCTACACAATACATCTATTCACCAAGCACATGGTTAGTTTCATGATCTATGTTCTTGAACTTCAACGCACAGTACACATTGATAGGGTGATAGTGTGCAACCCAAAAGCGTACACGGTTAGCATGTATTTCAAAGTCCAATTGATATTTGCGTATGAGTTTGAATGCAGTCGCAACGTCCTTGGTGTTATGTGTATAAGCACAGTATTGATTACGCATACTTGTAGTGCTCACCACGTAGTATAGCTCTTGCATGTGCTACACTGTAGTTGTTGATTGTTATGTAACGTATAAGTGTACGTCTATGTTCGTATAGTATGAGTTCGTCCATGTTATACTCCAAATGGGTCTACAGCCCAAAAAAATTGTGTGCGTAAAAAATTTACGAAGTACTTACTGTATTAAGAGGGAACCTTTTGATCCTGTTCTTAATAGTAGCAACCTTACCCGTACTCGCACAGTTGTCATATGAACTATAGAACTCTTCTACTACAGACTCAAGACGCTCACGTATGTGTTCAATGCGTTGTGTACTGTACTCGTAGTTTATTGTAGGCTCTTGCTTGTTCATACTGTTATTTAACTGTGAAAGGGGTCTGTGTCCAAAAACTGTGAACTACGAAAAATTTAACTGAAGTACTTAGGTCTTTGAGGTGGTGATTCTGTGACCCCTGCCCTGCTCAAACTGTGTTTCAAAATTATCGTACTATGCCCCGACCCCTCGAAATATTTTTTTATTTTTCTTATGCCCCGACGAGAAATAAAAGTCAAAAAAAATGGGCAAGTCTCCCTGCCCATTTCCCACTCTACAGAGTGTGTCCGGATTCGTTAGTCTGCTCTGCTACCTGCACTTGCTCTAAAGCCATGCTGTCTAAGCACCTCTGCATACGCATATGCACCCTGCTCTTTACAGTCCATGCTCTGTCCATGATGCTGTGCTGGATCCCACAACTGCATAGTCTTTGCTCTGTAGCTCTTACGGAAGCCTATGCTCTCAAGCAGTTTGGCTTCTCTACTATTAGTTCTATCTACACTAACATCTACCCACGCAAAGCCACAGTACATTGGCTCACCGTACTCATTGCCACCAGTCTTGGTGTTCCAATCCGCCAAGTAATCGCTTACTGCTTTCTTTGCTGAGATCGTTGCGTTTGTGTGTATGTCTTGTATGTTCATATTGTATGCCCTCTTTGTTAGTTTATATTAATATATTACAGTCAAAAGTAGAAGAAGTCAACCCCTAAAGGCTAACTCCCTCAAGTTTATCAAACCCTGATCCTGCGACTATGTGTACAGTACCACAGTCTTCTACAAGGATATCTCCTACACTCACAGAGTGCATTGGCTTGAATCTTGTGTAGGCCTCTTCAGGTCCTATGTTGCCTATCTGGAATGCTTCGTTTAGATCACTCGCATCCAGGTCTGCAACGTGTTCGTAATGCTCGATGTTCTTGATTGGATCAAACCCCATACCGTAACTGAACGGAGTGTTTGGGTACATTGCTTTGTGTGCTTCATGTCCTACTTGGTAAACTTTAATCATATTGCCCTCATTTCCTAATTGTTATACTTACAGTATACAGTCTATTGACTCAAAGGTCAACCAAAATAGTGTCTTTTTTTAATCTTTTTTTGTGGATATTTAGAGAAAGTGAAACCCAGTAACGAGGGCACATTACTGGGTTTCTAATACAGTGTTGGAGCGTGAGGGCTATGCTCGTGTTAACACTGTACTCTCAGCCATTGCTTCCCAATTGCTTGGAA